GGTCATTAGCACTTAACCCCCCATTTTTTCAGCGCCAAATTAATACGGCTATTAGGGTCATGAGCAGTTTTAGCAGAAGTAAGTTTTTCCTTCATCCCGCACATTCTTGCCCTAAAGTTTTGATGACGTGGATTATCGCTGTCTTTGGTTGGGGCTTTAAGATGATGACCTTCAGTTCGTGCAGAAGCACGCCCTTTTTCATTTAAGCCACCTGAAGGGTTTTTGCCTTCTTTACGAGTCCATGCTGCTGTCATGCTTGCCTCACTTAGTAAAACGGGGGCGCAATGGCCCCCGTAAATAAGACTACCTTAGGGGGTTATCTTATTCCCATTCCATCTCTTCTTTACGGCCTTTAGGAGCCGTACCCTTGCGGGCTGAAGAAAATGGGTTAGCTTCTACGCCGCCACCGCTCTTACGAGCCTTGCGACCAGCGTGATGCTTTGTATGCTCGCCATGCACTGCGCCAACGTGCTTAACGTGGCCTTCGTGATGGTGCATAACATGACCGCCATGCTTACGCTTTGTACGACCGCCATGCTTTTTAGCTGACTTTTCTTCAGCTTCTTTCACGACGTTTGAGCCTGCGCCTTCGTACACTTCTTTAGGAGCCATGTCGTGATCAACAGTGCCTCCTGTGTTCTTGTGCTTTTTGCCCATGTGGGCAGCGTGGTGATGTGCTTTATGACCCTTCATTTGAGTCTCCTATCAGGAAGCGTTGTTGATGCCTTGGATATAGAACACTGTAAGAGTGCCTACGCCACTGCCTGTGTTTGCGGAAGTTACTTTGATCTGAACATCTTGTGGGCCACCTGTTTGAAAAGTAGCGTTTGAGACGTTATCCCAGTTTGCAACCTGAGCTGCGCCTGTACCAGGAACAATGGTGAGCTGGCCAAGAGCACTTGCAGTCACAGCGTTAGCGGCAGTAAAAGCAGTTGCAGCTGATGTACCAGCAGTTGCACCAATATTCAAAGTAGCAGCAGCACCAGTCCAAGCAGTAGTCACCATCAAATAAATGTCGGTGATTTGGCTTTGGGCAGGGATCACAATTGTGGTAGCGCCGCTTGCCTGAGTAACAACAGCGGATTGTGCCATGTTAGCATAACCAGCGTTTGCAGTACCAGTCGTACCACCCAAAGCAGCAAGGTTGCCCGTGCCATCTGAGTGAATGACGTTACCAGCGATCAAAGGGCCAGTAAAAGTAGTCCCAGCCTGTACGGGGCTACCATTGTTATTAGGGTAAAACCCACCATTAATGTCTGACATTTTTTTCTCCTATAAGGAAGTCTCTCTCCGTTAAGAGAGAGACTATGCCATTATTATGATGTTGGGAACGAACCATAAATGGCACGCCAGTTGTAGTAACCGAAGCTGTAACGCTCATAACCTTTAACCAAGAGGTTATCAGTCACGAAGTCAACTTGCATATCACTTTCGAACTTAACACGTTCCATATATGACAGACCATCAATGTTGGTGAGCAAGAACCAAGCATAAGCAGATGTCAAAAAGTCGTTGACCATGTAACCTTCAGGCAATCCACCTGCGGTTGTCAAGATAGCATTGACATCATTATCTGCTGTGCCTGGGCGCAATTCTGTCTTCACGAGACGGATTGCAACTGGCTCCAACTGTGGAGGTACAATCAATTTACGACCACGAGCAAACACCTTCAGACCAGCTTGGTCACGGAAGTTTGTACGGATAGCGATCATTGCGTTAAGCAATGTAGCTTCGTTCAAGTCAACCTGTGTTGAAGGAGTGTTAGCAACAGTACCACCATCAATTGGGTGGGATGTTGAACAGAGAGCAACGCCGTCACCACCAACTGCTGAGTTGTAGGTTGTTGCGGTGTTCAGGATGTTTGCACCGTAAATTTCCTTGGTTTGCTGGAATGACTCAATCAAGCCAAGGTTTGATGGAGCAAACTGTGTCTTATACAGGTTGTCATCAATTGCCTTACGGGTAATCGCATAGCCGAGAGCAATTTCTGTATGCTCTTGGTTGTAGACATAACGCTCACCTGCGCCGTTATCAAAAGATGTCTGTGCACCTTCTGTCTTGAGCTGTGCAAGCCCAAGGTAACGCATTTCAGCGGTACGTTCCAAAGCAAGCTTTGAGTCATGCTTTGTAAAGATTTTGTCGTACTGAGATGGGATCATCTCGTACTTGCCTTCAATCCCACGGAGACCGGGGAGGAGAAGGTCTTTTATGGCAGAGAGATTAACAGCCATTGGTCCTTACTCCTTAGACGCCAGTGAAGTTGCGTGTAGCAACGTTATTGAAGGCGACAATTGCCCAGTCATAAGCCTGACCATTAGCATAAGCGCCGGGGAAACCAGCAACAACAGGCTGATAAATGCCAACCACTTTGAATGGAGCATTTACGTTATATGTTGCGGTGTTGAGGGTTGTGGTATCGAGATAAGCACCAGAAATGCCGTTTGCGGAATTACCTGTGCCAATAGCGAAGCCGATTGTCGCATTGATGTCAGTTGGGAAAGCAAGACCTGTGCTGTCCGACTGAGCAATAAAGCGAGCATTTGGATCATTGATAATATAGCCAGTCACATAGTTGCCAGAAGCAACATCGCTACCGGGCCAGAAGTTTGACCAAACGATACGCTTTTGTGAAACTGACAAATATTGGCAACCAACAAAAATACCACCGATGCCGAGAGCGACAGGTGTTGCACCAGTCGAAGCCGACTGAGCATAAGAACCATCTGATTGTTGTGTTACTGGATCGCCAAAGTAAATGGCTGAAGCATTGTAATCAATAACAACAACGACTTGCTCGTATGTTGGAGCAGAGCCGTTACCTGTGTATTGACGAAAACCGAAAGGCGCATTTGTGTTCGCCATGACGGGTTCTCCTTCTTACAGGAAAGTCCATCATCGCACGCCGGGGCGACTAAGAACCAAGAAAAATGGGCGACAGGCCCACAGGTTTAGATACATTCCCACGCCGGGGGGAACGATGCAGTTACTGCATATTCTTCTAATAACCCAAAATACATAGCTCTGTCAACTACATATAGTAAGTCAAAAAATTGGCGGGCCTAAACCCGCCAAATTAGTTAATTTTATATTTCTTTCGGTATCGGCATTGGCTCAAAACCTTTATTAATTCTAGGTTTAGCCAAGGCGTGATCACGGGTCATTGTTCCATCAGGAGCCTGTGTGAGCTGCTGCTCTTTCTGACGAACTTGAAGCAATGCGGCACGACGTTCAAGCTGACGGGCCTCAATTGTCAATTCTTCAGGACGCTCCATCAAAATCTGTCCCTTACGCATAATAACGTTTGCAGTCGTACCCTTTGGCATAAGCTCTGGATGACGGCTGGCAGGGACTGGTTCCCAACCCTTATGGGCCAAAGAAACCTGATATGTGGGATCTTCTTGGTTCCAAACAGTGTGACGCTTCCATTCGTAAGTCCAACCATCTGGGATAATGGATGGGTCAATGTAGAACTCATCAGTTCCTTGATCCATGCCATTGAGATGACTACGAATTTCGGCTGCACGACGGGCCGCTCTTGAGCGTGGGTCTTCATCACGCATAGGAGGCCGCATTTCTGCCTTTGTTGGCTTTGCTTCCTCACGTTCCCAAGGAAGTTCGACATCCTCCCGTTCAAATGGGTTAGCTAGAACTTCTTTTGCCTGATCTACTGGTTTTTGCCGCACAGGACGACCACGGCGCTTAGGTGCATTTTCCATCTTTTATCTCCTAATTAAGTTTGCCTTCTTTTTGAAGGGCAAGTTTGTTTTTGGCATACTCCTGATCAGTCATGCCCATCATACTGGCTATTTCACGCTCTTGTGATGTTAGACGAACAGTATTTGGTCGTGAACCAGGCGCTGTACCGCTACGGCTAACGGGAGCCGCAGGAGGAGCCTGTTTCCGTTCCACAGGAGTAGGTGATTGGCGCTTTGCCACGGGCTGTGCTGCCTCAGACATTGCATCATCCTCCACAGGAGTAGCAGCCTGAACCTGACGTTGGCCCACACCAAGGATTTTTTCGACTTCAGCGAAATATTCATCGGTATCAGCAACAAAGCCATCGGTTGTCACCAAGTTATGAGCGGCAATCATACGCTGCATAAGGCGTTGATCACGAGCAAACTGTGGATGACGACGCACCCAATCGGCAGAACGTGGGGTTAATTGCGATGCCAATTGCTCCACAGGATCATTTGGTGCGTAATTAAATTTAGGTTCTTCCTGCCGAGGCATATTTTCAAGGCGGTCTCGACCATTTTCAAGCTGTAACAACTTTGCCGAGTTGTTTGACATCATTTGCTGAATGTCAGCCACCTTATCGTAATCGCCCATTTGCATGGCTTCACGATAACTGATCTTCAACATCTCAGTATCACGCTTGACAGTATCAATAGCATTGCGAATGAGGGTCAAATTGGTGTCTTGAACCTCATTTTTAGCCTTATGAGCCGCTAATGCAGCTTCTTTAGCCCGTTTTTCTGCTTCTAAACGATACTGTTTTTCTTGTTCATAAGCTTTTTTCTGCTCTTCTAAGTCAGCTTTAAGCTTTGCGATGCCAATATCTGTGGGAAGTTCACGAACCGCCCCCTTATCATCGTCATCTTCGACTTCAATAACCTGAATTTCCTCTTGTTTCGGCTCTTCAAGAGAAATTTCTGCCTCTGGAAGCTTTTCTTCCAAAGGCATTTCTAGTTGATTGTCTTCATCAGCCATATCAATCTCCTTACCAAACATTATCTGGTTCTGGGATGCGGATGCGAACCAAAGTATCTTCAATTAAACGGCACTCAACGCCATGAATGTTCAATGCCCAGCCATCAGATGGTCGCAAAACAATCCAATCACCAACCTCAACATCCATACCCTTGAACCATTTACCGCTTTCATCCACAAAAGCGTCTGGTCCTTTCTTCAAAACCAACCCAACTTTGCCTTGGAACTTATCTTCATCACGGCTTTGATCCGTAATAATGATGCCTCCCTTAGTCTTTTCTGGGCGGATATAAATCCCCACCAGAAGTTGGTTATTAAAAATCTCAATACCATCTAAGTTACCGATTTTCTTAATAATTTCGTCTCTTGGATCGGTTTGATGAACCATTTTCATGTACGGCATTTTAACCCTCTCTATTGTTGCCACTATTTAGACTGAGCAATACGTTCAGCCTCGTCACACAACTCTAAAGCTGTGCGAAGCCCTGTTATTTTACCAATGTGATGCTTGTAATCTGCGTAGTCTTCCAAGCTCATTCCGTTTGATAAAATATCTAATAACCTATTTATTTCATCCATTATGAGTTTTTTAAGCTCATGTTCATATACACTTGAATACGTTAACATATTTCCACCCTTTCCCTCTAAATGGTGGTTCCCCTCTGTATATACTAGGGTGGCTGATAACAGAGGGGATACCAGCCACCCCGTTTCAATTAGCAGACCGAACCGCTAATTAAATCAATAAGATTCTGGCCCCTTGGGAGGCTTTGTCCCGTAAGCCTTCATCTTTTGCAAACGACCTTCGCCGCCGCCTGCACCATCCTTAATCGGATAGGCACGACCACCACGCTTACGAGGCATTGGAGGCATAGCGCCTTGTTGAGGCATTGCAGGAGGTGCACCCATTGGCATACCCATTGGAACGCCCATTGGCATACCCATAGGAGGAGCTGATGGAGGCGCTACAGGAACTGGAGTACCAGCTGGCTTTGGCATACCAGCTTGGGGCATACCAGCAGGTGTTGGGCCATTACCCGCACCATGAGGATTAATCATGATGTTGATGTGGGTTTTACCCTTACCAACTTTGCCACCAGACTTGCGTGGGATGCGATCACCAGTGCGACGAACACCAGTCATCTCCATCATTTCCAAACCCTTGTGAGTAGCCGAACCACCATCTTTTTTATGCAAAGATTTCAATGTCTTAGCAAGGTTAGCACGTTTAGCTAATTTAGGATTTGAGCTATGTGTAGCTTTTTCCAGTTTTTTAGCAGGAATTTTTTCGCCAGCAGCTACATGAAGCTCTTTATGCAAAGCGCCTGGGTGCTTAATAGCGCCCTGTATCCACTTATGGCTTGCTTCACCACCATGCTTACGATGCTTGAGAGCTTCGCCCTTAACCATCTTTTTGATGAGTGCTTTGTCTTCAGCAATATCAGGATGAGCTGCCTTGCCGCCCTTTTTCATGCCCATAAGCTTGAGTGCTTGTGAACCTGTTGGAACGGAAGCAAGACGACCTGTAGGAACGCCTGCACGATTGGAATTGGCAATGTTAGCCGCCGCAGCAGCACGAGGGTCAATCATAGCGCCCCCGCCAGCCTTATGATCACGATGATGCTTGCCGTGGTGAGTAGCACGACCACCACGTTTTTTGCCGTCACCATCTTGGTTAGGATCGTAGTCGTTGCCCTGATCGTCAGTAATAGCGCCAGCGCCTGTACGATCATCATAATCACTTTCATGGTCTTTTAGCCATTGAGTAATTCCATCAGAACCGCCAGTTTTTTTATGTGCACGATGGACTTTGCCGCCCTTTTTAAATGCGCCAATGTGCTTGATGCCTTCACGATCTTCGTTGGCTTCTTTCACATTGCGGTTGATCAGCGTATCGGCAGTAATTGCCTTCCCACCTGATTTGCGTGCTTTACGTCCAGCATGAGCATGGGCCTTAACACCCTCTACCTTGCCACCACGCTTAAATGCACGCTTGGAAATAGGACGTGCACCAGTTTTAATACCAGCGTTGATGTCTGGCTGTGCAACGAAATCCGATGCGTCAACTTTATCTTTACTTGCTGAAGTAAGACGTAAGGCTTTTGCCTTATTCGCCTTTCTTGCGGCTTTTGCTGCTTCTGACATTTTACTACCCCTAGCTAGGTTTTACGGGCGTCCCCGTTTGAGCTGCCTTAAAATTACATCGGCGTCTGGCAGCGTAGAGCCGTATTTAGATAATACACTAAGTGCTTGAT